CTTCTCTCAAATCAACTTTCCAGTTCATCGGGTCAATTATTTTTGCAAGGAACATATCGTGTATAAAAATTTTAAAAGGAGAAAACAATGGCAATAACAAAAGAAACAGAAATAGCAAAGATAGAAGTAGTCGGAGAGTATAAAGCTGTTCAAGTGGCTACTGATACTGTTATCAAAGAAGATGGCACAGAAATATCTCGTAGTAGACATAGACACACTATACACCCTGATGATGATATATCTGGTGAGGATGCAGAGGTACAGGCAGTGGCAAACGCTGTATGGACTGATGCTGTTAAAGATGCTTGGACTGCAAAGTTAGCATCTGAAACATTATAAAAACTAAAGTACCCATTTTAGAATAACAAACAAAATCAAGAGGATAAATATGTTTACACTAGATGAAAAAAACTATGATGAAACAAAACTAAAAGATGAAGGCAAAATTGCCCTAGTACAGCTACAAAACATAGCTCAAAGAAAACAAGAAATAGGATTAGATTTGACTAATTTGGACGTTTTAGCAAAACACTGGACTGACAAATTAAAAGAAAATCTTCCTGAAGAAGAAAAGCCTGAAAAAGATAAAAAAGAAAAGGTAGTTCTTTAATGGAAATTATTAAAATAATAGAAAAAGTATATGACGCAAGTATGTATAAAATACCTGCTTGGCAAGTTGTTATACTAATTATTATTGCAGGAATTATTTTCTAATGAAAACTGTAGATGAACTCAATGTGGAAGTTGAAAAAATATATGGGCAAATAAAACTCATTGAAAATTCAATTCGAACTATAGAGACAAATCATCTTGCCCACATTCAAAAAAGTATTGAAACCATAAATAGAGTATTATGGTCAGTGGGCTTTGCAGTTTTCGCACAACTATTAATGACAATTAAAGCATTCATGGTTGGATAATAATGAAAATAAGCGATAACACAGCAGTTTCAATGCCAATGCGTAACCTTTTATCAATTATTGGTACGTGTTTGATAGGAGCTTGGTTTGGATTTGGCGTGGTTGAAAGGCTATCGTCAGTGGAAACTGAGTTACAACTTATACAGAAAGATTTAGAAGCTGCTAATGCTTTTATAGATGGTGTACCAAAAGGTGAAATGGTATCACCACAGATACAAGAGATTTATATGTTGGTTGAATACCTTTCAGGCAATGTAGAAAAACTTAAAGAACAAATGGAAAAAGAAATTCCATTGATACAAAAAAATGACATGACTATTCAGTTTCACGAAGAAAGGTTAATTAAATTAGAGGGGGAGTAATGGGTCTCATTGAAACAGTTATTATACTTAGTTTATATGTATATGATGGTGGCAATAAATCCATTGAAGGTTGGTATCATCAGGACAATCTTAGTACGTGCCTCACAGCTAAACGAACAGCGGAGAGGAACTCAGGAAACCAAGTACAATACACTTGCTCATTAGAGCAGTGTGAAATGTCTATAGACCAAACAGGGGTCAAACATTGTGAGAGGATTATTAAATGATGGGATTAGTAAAAATTTTTGGCGGTCTAGCTGGAGATATAATTGGTGGTGTAATTGAAACTAAAAAAGCAAAAGCAAAACAAAAATTAGTTAAAATTGAAGCTGAAACAGAAGTTTTACAGCAGCAGATTAAAGGGGAAATAGACTGGGATGTTGAAGCAATTAAGGGAACTAAAGAGTCATGGAAAGACGAATACCTCACCATCCTTTTTTCAATTCCTCTGCTCTTGTGCTTTTTGCCTTTTACTGTGGAATATGTTGAACGAGGTTTTGCAGCTCTTGCAATGACACCTGACTGGTACAAATACACTTTAGGAGTAATCGTATCAGCGTCATTTGGTATTAAAGGTGCAACTAAGTTTTTTAAAAAATAGAGGAATGATTATGAAAAAGTATATTGATTTATGGATGGCATTAAAAAAGAAATGGAAAATGGCAAGTATTGTACTTGTACTAATTATAGTTTTACAAATTATAAATCTATTCTAAATGGAAATTAAAAAAGATGACGACACAATAGAACATCTTTTAGATGAACTTCCAAAATTACTTGTATCACACGCATATAAAAAATTAAAATCAGGAGAAGACCTTACTGCTTCTGAAATGAAGGTATGTTTAGATGTTTGTAAAGCTTACAGTGCTGAAAAGCTTGTTGAGAAACCAAATAACATTTTAGAAACATTGCCATTCGATACTGATGAATAAAATAGATAACTTTAAGAACTTCTTATATTTAGCATGGAAGCATCTTAACTTACCTGACCCAACACCAATACAATATGATATAGCTGACTATTTACAGTCTAAAGAGAAACGTATTGTAATACAGGCGTTCAGAGGCGTAGGTAAATCTTGGATTACTTCAGCATACGTGTGTCATCAACTTTTATTGAACCCTCAAAGAAATATTTTAGTGGTCTCAGCTTCTAAAACTAGAGCTGATGACTTCAGTACATTTACACAAAGGCTTATTAGTGAAATGCCTTTACTTGAACATTTAAAACCTAGAGATAATCAAAGACATTCTAAAATTAGCTTTGATGTAGCTCCAGCACTAGCCTCACACGCTCCTTCAGTTAAATCTATGGGAGTTACAGGACAACTTACTGGTTCACGTGCTGATTTAATCATTGCTGATGACGTTGAGTCTGCAAACAACTCACAGACACAGCTAATGAGAGATAGATTAGGTGAAACTGTAAAAGAATTTGATGCAATCATTAAACCTAAAGTTGGACGTGTAGTCTTCTTAGGTACACCACAGACTGAAATGAGTTTATATAATGACTTAGATGAGCGTGGATTTAAAACAAGAATATGGTCAGCTTTATACCCTGACAAAACACAAGCTATCGGTTATGGAGACAAACTAGCTCCTAAGATAACTGAAGAACTTAAAGAAGACCCTAAACTAGAGAATAAACCTACTGACCCTGATAGGTTCAATGAAACTGACCTTATGGAGCGTCAAGCATCCTATGGTCGTTCAGGATTTAACTTACAGTTTATGTTGGACACTACTATGTCTGACGCAAACAAATACCCACTGAAGCTTAATGATATAATTGTTGCTTCAGGTATAGGCTCTTGGAAGAAAGCTCCAGCTAACATCCAATGGGCATCAGGAGTAGACCAAATACGTGCTGTAGACCCTGAATTACCCAATGTTGGACTCAAAGGAGACTATTGGACTTCAGCTCTTTATATGTCAGAGGAATTTGCTGATTTTGAAGGCTCAGTTATGTCTATTGACCCAGCAGGTCGAGGAGCTGATAAGACAGCCTATGCAGTGCTTAAAATGCTACATGGTACTCTTTATCTAACAGCTATTGGTGGACTTGATGGTGGCTATAGTGACCAAACAATGTCACAACTGGCTGAGATAGCTAAGTTACAAGGTGTCAATAAGATTGTTATTGAGAGTAACTTTGGTGATGGTATGGCTACACAGTTATTAAAGCCTATAATGAGTAAAATACACCCCTGTGAAATAGAAGAGGTTAGACACTCGATACAGAAAGAGAAACGTATAATAGACACCTTAGAACCAATCCTGAATCAACACAGGCTCGTTATAGATGACCAGTTGATTGCCAAAGACTTTAAGTATGACCCTGACCACCAGTTGTTTAGACAAATGACTAGGATTACGAGAGAGAAAGGTGCTTTGAGGCATGATGACCAGTTGGACGCACTGGCTATTGCAGCTAATTATTGGGTAGAGCAAATAGATAGAGACCAAACGCTCTCCTATAACCAACATAAAAATGAACTATTGGACAAAGACCTTGAGAGGTTTATGGAATACACAATAGGTAGAACCCCAAAAAAGGATAATTGGATATGACAACTAAAGAGAATAATAAAACTAGAGAAGCAGCAGAATATCAAGGCTGGTTAAATATTTATAGAAATAGCCCAGATGCAGCCGCACAACACCCTAAGCATTCACAGTTTTTAAGAAAATATAATAGCCAAAGTAAACTAACGATAAAGTAATAAGGATAATTGGATATGAGCAGACAATATGATGATGTAAAAACTCGAATTAAGATACATGAAGGGTTTAAAGATAAGCCTTATAAACTTTCATATACTGTTTTAGATGATAAAGGACAGTCTAACAAAGTTACTGAAGATTTTGAAACAGGTGGCTATGGACATAGAATGATAGCTGGAGAAGAGCTGCCAAAGACAGAAAATGGTGAAACTAACTGGGAACAAGTATTTGACAATGACTTTAATAAAGCTTTAGAAGGTGCTGGTAGTTTACTAGACGAAAAGACAACTAATTCGCAAGCGTTTGGAATAATTACAGAGATGTGTTACCAAATGGGTGCAGGTGGAGTTGCTAAATTTAAGAACTGTTTACAAGCTATTCGAGAGGGAGATTACGAGCAAGCTAGTATTGAAATGATGGATAGTAGATGGGCAAAGCAAACACCAGAGAGAGCATCTAAGATGGCTGCGGAGATGCACGACTTAGGCTAAATATTTTAATAAAAAAATATGAGGTGATATATAAACGAGGGAGAGCAAATGTTCCCCCTTTGTTCTTTTGTAGAATTTGTCAGGAAAAGCCAAAAAAGCCTTATATTGTGGGATTTTTTTCTGTAATAGGACTATTAATCCTTTGCTCTCTTCAATTCTAGAAATCTTTTTGTTTCTTTGAGAGATAGGGTCTATTTTTTTCTCAGTGATTAAAGTTCCCATATTAGATAAGAGCCTAGGGTTCACCATAGCTATATATAGAGGGTAATAGAGAAGTATTAATATAGCTATATTACATACCTTATTACTACCTTATTACTACCTTCTTATTCCTTCCTTATTCCTTCCTAAATAATAATTAAATAAATCAACTATTCTCTATTGCATTTAATACGCAAATAGTGTTTAAATTCGTTTGGCGTAATTTTAGTGATTTTGACAGCCATAAAAATGTAAGAATAAAAATCTAGTGCCAGTCAGCAGTGAGTAAGTGGGACGCTGAGGTTAGTCGAACTGATTGGGAACTCCACAAGAAACAGCGAGAGCGGTTTAGATAAATGGTCTTTATCTCATATCGAAAGTATTCTCGGACTTTCAGAACAAGGTCGCTGTAATTCTCTTTTTGTATGTAACAATCAAAATAGGAGTAATCAAAAATGGATTTATTTTTTTCATATATAATTTTTGGAATAGTCGATAACGCTGTAATGATATTTGGAGCATTTACTGGTTATGAAGTTGAGAAGCTTCTACCAAAGCGTTTCAAGCTTGGCGTGCTAATGCCAATAGCAGGTGCAGGACTTGGAAACGCTACCAGCGATTTTCTAGGCGGTGTTTCTGCTTTAAATATGTCCTTAGCATTTGGGACAATGCTAGGCTGTTTAATCGGATTAGTTTTCATTCCATTGTTTAATAAGTATTACAAATTATCAAATAAAACACAGTTACACTGATGAGCTTTTAATAAGCGAAACAAAAAGAGCAGTCAGGGCAACTCTTGACTGTTTTTTTTGTATGTAACAATCAACAACAAAAGGAGTTAAATTATGTCAAACGAAAAAGTTACAAAGATAATAAACCAATTCAGGTTGGATTTATCATACATAAAAAGAAGAGCATTAAATACACCAATTCAATACAGCGATAATATTCAAAGTCGCAGAGATTGGATTAAACACGTTCTAAAAAGTTACAGCAAAGCAAAGACAATACATCCAAGACTTGCTAAGAAATGTTTATATCATTCTATAAACCCAGTTAGCGAAAAGCTTGAAGGCTTTGTAGTATCCAATAATGATTTTGAGATAATTAAAAATGAAGTTCAGGTTGAATTTTCAAAAGAGTTAGCTCAATTAATTAGAAATGGTTCAGTTACAAAAGAATCTTTATTGAATCAAATAAAATCATTTGAAAATCAATCAGGAATAGAGGCGGTTCAATATGCTTAGTTTTACATTTGGACACGCTTTATTTTATGGCGTGATTTTCTGGGGAATAGTTTTAATGATTGCATTAGCTGCATTTGAGCTATTTTTTAAAATAAAAAACGCTCTGAGAGCTTCGAGGATACGAAAATCGAACCTCAGGCATACCAGAGTAACACCCCAAATTTACAAAATATAAGAGTTACACTGACGAGGCTTTATTAGCCGAAACGCACCAAATGCATAAACCTGATACATGGTTATCTAGGTTGGTGCGTCTGTAACAATTAATTTTAACAAAAGGAGTTTATTAAATGGAAAAATATAAATTGTTATTTGTAGCGATATTGGAATATTGCTCTTTTAAAAAAGAAGCTCAAGAACTTCATGAATACTTAACCAATGCAAGACACTTGCTTTGCGATAGTGAAATTATCAATCAATTAGATAATGGAATTATTGATGCAGATTTAGTGTCTCATGTTGTTGGTGATGTTGAAGATAAAGTTTTTGAATTATTGGAAAGGACTTAATCATGTCACATTTTTACGGACAAATTGACCGCTCGGCAAGAAAGACAATTCCAACAGCAAGAGGACATAAGACAACAGGGTTGCTTATGACTGCTCGAAGCTGGGAAGGAAATATCACTGTTGAGCTTGGTTATGATGAGACAATGAAAAAAGATAGTTTTATCATAAGACGTTCAGAGCATAGCGGAGCAAATTCTGAAATCGTTGCAAGAGGTTGGATGGATGGTTCTTTTACAATCACTGAAGAAATTGGAATTAATGAATGAATAAACTTGAACCGCATAAGCTATTTGTGCGGTTCTGGATTTATTGATTATCATTAATAAATCAAAAATGGCTTTGAGCTGTTTCATTTGGATACGATATAGGGCTGTACTTAGTATCCTCAGAGCTACAGCAATAGAAAAAACAGAACAGAAGCAGTTCAAAGCTTTCAATGTAACAATCACAAAAGGAGACTATCAAAATGATAGATTTAGACGAGCTGAATAGATATATTGCTCAAAATTCTCATAAATCAGAGAGCGAGCGTTTACCTATTCACAATACAAAACAGAGCGAGCGTATTTTGCCAAAGAGCGAAGAGCGAGCGTTCGGTACTGAAGTTTTTTTGTCCATTATGAGGAACTTTTAATGACTGAAAAAACTGATTTAGAAATACCTGCTTTTCTTAGGCGTGGTTCTCCAGAGCATATTCAGTTCTGGAAATCCACAAATTCAGTTTGGGACGATAAGCGAGCTGAAATTGAAGAGCAGAGAACAAGCGAGCCTGTTTCATTAACATTAACATTGAACCGCAGGCGTACTGTTGAAGCTGTTGAGGAGCTGTTAGCTCCATTAGTAACAGCCACCAGCAAATACACTAAAGGTTCTTTAATGCGATACGTTCGTGAAAACTTTAAACACAAATCTATCTATGCTGATGTTGGCAAAGTAGCGAGCAAGATTATCAATCAGAATACTACTGGGAGATATGCGAACTGGCACGTGGCAACTACAGCTAGATACATTAGGAGAAAATAATATGAGAGAATACTATCCAACTACGGACTTAGATGAATTAGAAGTAGACATAATCGTTAAATATAAAGGTAAAGTAATTGACGCTGAAATTACTGATACGTCTTGGGACAGTGTTTATGAAGACGTTGATATGTACTTTGAAAATCAAAAAAAGGAGCAATAAATGGCAGACTACATAACAGAAGATGAATTAACAGAAGCAATTAATATATTACGTGATTTTGTTAATAAACATCATGAGAAAGACGTCAGCAAAAACGTTCGTAGTGCAGTAATATATTTAGAAAAAGCTATGGCAGACGATGACTTGGTTATGGTTTATTATCCATAAAGTTACAACGAAGACTAAAAACTACACTGAAGAGCTAGTGAAACCCTAGCGAAACCCAGTTTAATTACTGGGTATGTAGGATAACCATTAAGAAATAATGCTACTAAATCTTACACTTGTATACGTACAAGCATTAATTAACAATTATTATAGAAAGTGAGGTGATTCTAGTATGAATTATAAACAAAAATGTTTACACAACCGTAGATACGAAAAACCTAAATATTTAATAGGTAAAGGTATGATGGCTGGACATATAAGAGGTGATAGAAACCGCATTGCTGACAGCCCAGCATTTAATATATCACCACTAACAACTAGTAGAGAGGGGACTTAAACCATGTCTTTAAATCTTATAATGTTTAAAATATACATTGAGACTTGGACACAATGGTCGTGGCTTAAAATTAGTCGAGACAGGTTTGAGTTAGTTGTTAATTTTGGATATTGGACGTTTTACGTCCACAAATAATAATAATGTATTTAATAATATCCCTTGAGTATTAAATA